ATTATTATGTCTACATCATGCATATCTCCTTTATCATCCCTATAGGCATTGTAATAAGTACCATATAAAGCACTAGCAGTTAAGTCGTGCATCTTCGATAAATCAGCACCTCCATACCAATTTATAGGCAATTTAAGAACTTCCTTGAGTGTCCAATTATATTTTCTATCAGATGCCCTAAATTCATCAATATTAAAATACGCCTTTAATGCAGCAGTATATATATTTAAAGACTTAGCAAGAAAGGACTTTCTTTGTTGCGGATCATTCTGTGCCTGTAGAGCATCATTAAGTAACTCTCTCCCCGAAACTGAAACATTGTAATTAGGCGTTGCCTTTTCATGTTCTATAGGATTAGTATAGTCAACATTACCATTTTCATCTTCATCTGCTTTCGCTAAGAAAATAAATAATTGTTCATCTTTTACAGTTTCATCAAGAATTTTTTGAGCATAAACCATTCTATTATGACAAAATGAAACTGGATTATCTCCAGCAGTAGTAATGCCTATACATAGAGAATTTCTATAGGCTTTCCCAGATTCTTTCATTGTATTATATTGGCTTGCACTTTTATATAGATGCAATTCATCAAGTATTTGAATCAAAGTATTCAAACTATCCATTCTATCACTATTACCTGCAATAGTTTCTATTCTTAAATATCCATCACCTAAATTCCCACTAATAGAATGCTCTTGGTTGTTATCAATAACTCTAAAATTTTCTTTTTCCCCCATATTTTCAAGATTAAAATTTATAAAATTAAAACCTTGTAATGCTTGTTTTAATACTGCTCCTACAATTACTATTTCAGCTCCCGATTTTCTTTCTAATAATCCTAATCCCCAAGCTAATGCACTCATAAAAGGAGTTTTACCTTGTTTCCTTGGTAGCATACAAAAGGCTTCTTTATATCTTCTCATTCGTGTACCTTTATGCTTAAACCCCAACAAATTATAGACTATATATTTTTGCCATGGTTCTAATAAAAAAGGCTCACCCCTCAAAGGTATACCCTCCATACTTTCACCTTTTTGATGAACAAAAGTTTTTTCTATTATTCCAATTACAAATTCAGCATCTTTTGGATCAAAATCGTAATCAGTATTTTTTAAATCTTTTAGGAATCTTTTACACCCTTGGATTTGTTCTTTATTAGCAAGTTTTCTTGCCTCTGCAATAGAATCAGCATATTCCTTTACTAAGTCATAATTTTTATATTTCATTTCAACTCACTTAGCACTGCTGCTAATTTAGATTTATTTGTTGTTTGTGTAGTAACAGTTTCTAAGGATTTAGGATTAAGACATAGCCTGTCGGAATATGCTGCTATGTCTTTCCTTAAACTTTCCATTGCACTATATATAGGAACTTTTCTATCATTTGTTGCACCAGCTTTATTTGTATATTCTTCTGTTATTTTAAATCCGCTTTCTTCAAATTGTCTTTCAAATTCTTGATATTGAAATAGCATTCCCGAAAATATATCTATTATTTTATTGTACTCAGGCTTGTATGTTCCTAGTTTTATCATCTGTTTTTTAACTTCATTTCCCATAGCTTTTTTTGACTTTGCCATCCTAACACCCCCCTTTTTCTCAAAGTTGCTCTATTGGAAGAAGTTCCTCCCCCCGGTCTCCTTGGATCTAAACTAAATATTTTTAGGTAGGGGGGATATAAAAAAATTATTCTTTTCCCACTCTTCAAACTTATCTTTTACCCTTGCTTGCCATTGTTTACCTAATTCAGTTAACTCATGTGTATCTCTATCATGCATTGAATTATGTTTATTTTTGCTTAATGATATAAGATTCCAATTAACATAAGCTAGCCCAGGATAATATTCTAAAGGATATATATGATGTACTGTTGTTGCACTCACTGTCTTCCCATATCGTTTAGATTCTTGACACATATAATTATCACGCTTTAATATGTTTGTTCTCTTAGATTTCCACTTGATTTTTTTGTAAAAGTTATGATTCATCAATGCCACTTCCTCTTCATATCTCCAAGCGTTTGGAATTTTATATATAACAAAAGACACCCAATTACTTGGATGCCTTTCATTATGTCAAAATAATTTACAAGGAGTTTTTTGCTTTGGTATAGCTATATTATATCATATCCCTTGTCAAATAGTAGGACATGTTTTGGACATTATGCACCTAATACCTTAACTCCAAATATGGTTATAGCAAATGCTCTTATTGCCTGTTGCTTTATTCTTCTTAATTGTCTGTCAGAATATTTAAAGTCCTTTGCTAGCTGTTCTTCTGTTAAACATTCCATAAAGTACCCCTTAAGAACTTTTGCATAATCCTTATCTTTGCTTTCAAACCTTTCAAATGCTTTGTTCATTCTGTTTAACATTTTGCATGTCGACTTATATTCTTCCTCTGCTTTATGTAGTCTCACCATTTTATTAACTATATCATCATCTGGTGCTCCACTTCCTCCACTACCTGAAGGCATATCCGAATATTTAAGTGCTTCAACAGTCCTTAGTGATACTTTTAATTCTATTATTTCATCTTTAAGTCCTGCTACTGCATTATTTAATCTATCATAGTTCTTTAGATATTCCACTGCTTCTCTCATGTAATCCATATATCTTACTCCTTTACCTCTACATATATTCCAGTAATAGGCTCCCCTCCTCTTTCAGTTATTAACTTGTCCTTATGTTCAATATTTATATCTTGTATAAGATTATGTTCATCTACATCAAGTCTTTTATATCTTCTTCGGTGAACTTAGTTTCGTCAATTTCTATTTCATATTCTTTTATTTGCTCTACTTTTACTTTATATTTCTTCATTTTTATTTCTCCTTTCTTAATATTACGAACTATTCTACTTCTATGGTTTCTGTACTCTCAACCTTATAACAAGTTGGAAATAAATTATGTTTTTTGTGCCAATTGTAGAATACTTCATTTAAACCTTCTTCTAGTTCCTTCTCCTGTTCCTTAGTAATGCCCTCTAAATAGTTTTCAGAAACTTCTCCTACTTCGTTATAAAGTTGTTCTTGGGCATCTTCTATAATTGCGTCTACATCTATATGAGCCATTCCACAATATTCTTGTCTGCCAATTCTAAACGACTTTAATCCTTCTTCTTTAGCTACTTTCATGCCTTCTTCTATTGCCTCTTCTCTGCTATTACAATCTATGTCTGAATCCCAAATTTCACTATCCCTTTCGGTTAATTCAACTATCCATTCTTCTTTTTTCATTGCTAAATCACTATCCTTTAATTGCCTCGTTTTATCTGCATTACTCATAATCTATTCATCTCCTTAAAATGGCATATCCCCATCATCTACAGGTGTCATACCCTCATTAAATCCACCATTTGATGTGTCTGCTTGTTTATTATCTTGTCCACTACTCTCTACAAAATCAAAGCTTTCTACTGCAACATCAGTTGTATATCTCTTAGTTCCATCTTGTGCATCATAACTCCCTGTTTGAATATGTCCAACAATTGCTATCTGTCTACCCTTAGTAAAATACTGTGATATTGTCTCTGCGGTCTTACCAAATGCTACACAATTTATAAAATCTGATTCATCTTTCTTGAATTGTCTTTTTACTGCTACTGTAAATCTGCTTACTCCTGTTCCACTTCCTGCTGCAAATCTTAGTTCAGGATCCTTTGTAAGTCTCCCCAAAATAACTACTTTATTCATTTTCTTCACCTTCTTGATATATTACCAATGCATGGCTTCCAAATCCATTGGCTGTATATTTTACATCAATTATTCTTATGCCTATATTTTCTGTGAACCATTTATTCATTGCAAACTCTATTGTTTTTTCAAAATTAAATTCTTTAACCTTTACTACGTTGCTCATTCTTTTCCCCCCTTAATTCTTTATACTTTCTTTTAAATTGAATAACTTTAATTCATTTAGCTTTTTTAAATGTTTAGTACATATGTGCCTTTCTTCATTAATTGCAGTTATCTTTATCACTATACTTGCCTTTCTTAGACATCTTTTGCAATCACACATCCCCAAATTTCTTTTTATTATATCTATCCTCTTCAATGTTCTCACTCCTTATCTTCTAAGTGTTACTACCTTTCCTTTACTCTTGCTGTAAAATGTATAGCTCTCTGGGTCCTCTGCCACAAATGAAAAATCTTTTATTTCATATCCGTATTCTTGTAGAATTACTATATGTCTTATTTATAACCCCTTTAAACTCCTTCCGTTAATCTTCATTCTTCCTCCTTTCTTTTAGGGGAATTGCTTCCCCTGGTACCCTTAAATGTTATCTAGCATTATGTTTAATAATTTCTTGACTTTATCTTTCTTTTCTTCCTGACTCTCTTCAGGATATTCGTCTATATTGTTTAATAATTTTTCAAATGCCTCTTGTGTTGAATCAAAATATACTTTAAATTCTATATCCCTCTTACTTTCCTCTTCTGCTACTTTCTTTTCACTTATTAGCCCATCTAATCTCTTCTTTAGCTCTTCCTTTTCTATTGCTAGCTTAGTTTCTACTTCTTCTTTTTCTTTTTTTACTTTTTCGACCTCTTCCAGAAGAGCTTTTTTCTCTGCTATATCCTCTTCACTAGGTTCTGAATGCCCAGTTACTTCTATAGGCTTTTCTTCTAGTTCCTTAATCTTAGCTTCATTTTCAGTTATTATTTTCTTCAATTCCTCTAATTCGGTATTGTTCTTAGGTTCTTTTAACTCTGCTCTGATTTTTTCAATTTCCTTCTCTAAAGCTATATTAACTTTGTTGCTGCTATCTATATCCTTTTTAATCTTTTCATTAGCTTTCTTAAACTTCTCAAGGTCTTTTATTGCTTTTTCCTTCTCTTTTTCAGATTTGTTTAAATCCTCTATAGCCTTTTTTAATTCCCTAGTGCTCATGTCTTCTACTTTGTTTTCTTCTATGAATGTAATTCTCTCCTCTTCAGGTATTTTTATTAACTCCATAGCCTGGCTATAACTTAATTTTTCATATACTGGACTTTTTATTGTATTTTCTTCAAGTAAAGACATTTGATCGTTTCCATATTCCTTAAATATGTTCATAAGATTATTTGCTGTGGAATTACTATACTCAACACTTTTTTCTAACCAACTTCCCCAAGCTCCATGTCCAACTAACTGCTTTGCCTCTGTTAACCTTCTTCCTATTTCTATTGAATTGTATATTACTATCTTTCTTGTTTGATTTTTAATATTGTTTATCTCTGCCGCTATCAGCTCCGGTGTTCTATTTATTACTAATTCATTCATTTTTTATCCTCCTATGCTACTTTCTTTTGTTTTTTCTTTTTTAGTTTCTTATTTTTAAATTCCTCAATGATTCCCTTTGCTGGTGTTTTATCTTCTTTATTTTGGTATCCTTGCACTTGAATAATACTTCCTCTCCTTACTTCCATTGTGAAATAAGGTTTATATGGACTTTCTTTTTCTCTGATGAATAATATATCTGTATCCCCATCCGCATATCTACCTGTATAATTCCTTGCTACACAGTGATCTAGTGTATTCCCCTCATGTATTAAATCATCTACCGATTCGGCAGGTCTTATTATGAATTTATCACTTTCATAATAGTATTTCTTTCGAAGTTCCTTTAGTCTCGCTTCTATTTTTGTATTAGTTGCTTCATCTGCTACAACTTTTATCTGTTTCATTACTTCATCATGTCTTTTATGAAGGTCCCTTGGAAATAGATTTATTGATTTCTTTATATCTATATCTAATTTATTGCAATTCTCTATGTAGTCTTTCCAAATAATTGTGATACCACCTAAATCTGAATACTTACTCTGTTTTTTTAAATATGCTAATGCTTTGTTTATTCCAGAATATTTTTTTATGCTATTAAAATATTCAACCGTGCGTTCCTTTGCTTCACTTTCTACCCTACTTATATCCCACCCTAGTTTTTCTTTTTTTGCATACTTGTACATTCTTAGAAATGATGGTTTAAATTCTACTCCGCTTGCCTTAATCTCTTTTATCTCTGCCTTATTAATCCCTAGAAATTTGGATACATCTGTTTGTTTATAATTAACACTTCTCTCTAACGAGCAGCCCCTTACTATCCTATCTGCGATTCCTTCAAATCCACTCTTTATAAGTTTTTCTACGATTGGGTACTTACTGTATTGGTAAAAAAACAATGTCATGTCGTCTTGTCTATAATGTCTTTCTTCCATATATTCTTTATATGGGCTATATCTGAATTTCGTATTACTTACAGCTCTTGTAATACTTTCTGTATCTACATAGTCCGTATAATTCCCATAACCATCTTTATAGCTACAACAGCTATCTCTCAAAAACCATCCTTGGTAATAGTTCTTAGTTAACATATAGCTATTTCCCAAGGTAAATATATATCTTGATAGGTTGGTATAATGAGTAGTGACTTGCTTGTAATTTTCAGTATAATCTCTTGATACACAATAGCCTTTTGCTGTTATTGTTCCAGCATCTATTTTTGATTTATCATATGTTATGAATAGCG